CGATATTCTCGAGGTGGTGCGGATTTTGAAATCCCCATTCACTTTTAGGTTAGTCCCCTGATTGTGTCTTATAACTGACTTTCAAGTTTAATAATGAGAAAGGCAGCTGCCAGCCCCAGAACCGAAAGGTTGAAGGTAGCAGACAAGGACCTGGAAAATCGCAACCATTTCAAAGTGTAAAAACTAAGAATAAAGTGACATCACGTAAAGTGAAAACCACTCAAGAGGCTGGATTCGTCCGGTGTCTTGATTTTCTACTCCGAAAATGGAGAATCAAAGTTCCTCAAGAAAAACTCTTGGAACAAATGACTTTTCAATTTAAGGATATCGAAGAAAAGGAAAAGGCAAAATTATTTAAATTAAGCCTAGCCACTTTCTTCTCTGTGCAGATGGATCAAGATCTTCCTGAAGATCACAATCGTTCTGTTTGTCTTTTCTCGAAATCCTCCATGAGGTTGATTACGAGAATACTTATCAAATCAAATGTTAGGAAACTTAAGTTTTGTTTCGATGTGTTACAATGTAAGGCGCTCGCAGAGGAAGTCCCTCGGGACATGATTCTGGACGCTTACCGTAAACATGCAACAATACTCTCGAATCCTATTTCGAGACCCTCTGAAGAAATTCTTCAGGATTTCGAAAAGTTTATCGAACCTTTCCTTGAGAGGCTTCCTAGTGTCCTTCCGGATACAAAGGTCGCTCCTGTCAAAGCCTATATGGGCTTCTCTCGCAAGAGAGGCGGTCTAAATAGTGCCCTGGTCCCGAGAATTCGGGACTTCGATTTTAGAGAATGTCGACCCCGTATGGAGCCTACAACTCTCCACATCGAAGGACAGCCTGGAGTGGGGAAATCCCTGCTCTATGCTCTTTTGGGTAAGAAGTTCGATAAATACTTCAATGAAGATAATTCAATCTATTGGCGGTCCTCGACCTCCGACCATTATGATGGTTACGCACAACAGGCCGTTTTCGGCGTTGATGATGCATTCTTTCAGAGTTGGTCGAAAAGTCAGGACCATAATAGTAGTCTTGAATTATTACAGTTGATTTCAACAGTTGATTTTCAGCCGCCCATGGCGGATCTTAGAAATAAGGGTATGAGGTTTACCTCACCTATTGTTTTGTTGAGTTCCAATAAAGGAAATGACTATCTCCGATTACTTAACCATGTGGTTAATACTCGAGAAGCATTCTTTAGAAGACTCGACATAAACTGTAAGCTTACCCGGAATCAAGACCGGTCCTATACCCTGGCGAGACTTTGCCCGATTAAAGAATCTAGTGATTCTGAAAAGGATTGTATTGTCAGAGTACAGGAAGTTCTTGAGTTTTCTAGAATTTCCGATGTTGCTGAGTATCTATTCAGTCAAGTTATTTCTGAATACGAGAGAAAGAGAGATTTCTATATGGAACATTTCTTCGAAGAAGATGATTTGATATATCAAAACATCTCAGGATCTAACTACTACTACTCCTTTCCTAAGGAGCCTGTAGCAGAAAGTAGATTCGTCGAAGCATATGCTATTCCTGAACCTCTCAAGGTAAGGATGATCACTAAAGGTCATCCAGATACCTATTGTCTCAAACCAGTTCAACTGGCTCTATTTGATACTCTAAAACATTTTAGGATATTTGAACCCTGTTGGGAGCCCGATTATAAGAAAGTTTTTCTTCCTGAGGAAGGAAAACTCCTCGTTTCGGGTGATTACTCCTCAGCGACCGACGGAATCTGTCAAGATCTTACTAAGATCGTAGGCAGACGTCTTGCTGAGAAGTATCCTCAATTAGGTCAATATATTCTAAACGGGACGGCTGATCATATTGTTCGGTACCCAAAGGGTGCCCAACAAGATGATATTAGACAAACAGGAGGACAATTAATGGGTTCACTGCTCTCATTTCCAATCCTATGTTTGGTCAATGCGTTTACCTTGGGTTATACCCGAGGTCAGGCCTTAACCGAGTTGGATTGTTTAATTCATGGAGATGATTTATCATTCTCTGGGACCGTAGAAGAGGTTGTGAAGTGGAAAAACTTCGCTGCCTCTCTCGGCCTTGAGCCATCGATAGGAAAGAATTATCTTTCATATCGTTGGTACACAATTGATTCAAAAATCTTTTGTGACGGTAAACATCTCCCGAATTTGAAGTGGAAGCAACTTGCTGAACCCGGACCAGAAGAAATCGCTAGTCTAATCACCAGTATTGGTGT